TAAGCGTCTCTGAATTTCTCTAATGTCTTTCTCTTGAACATCATAAAACCAGTACCACCTTCTAACACTTCTCCTGGTTCTGATATCTTAATCTCATTACCACCAGCAACTGGATTGAATACATAGTCTCCTACAAACTTAGATAGTACTTCTGGATTCTCGTCTGCAACACCTTGGTTTACAGCATGAGTAATCTTTTCCCAAGATATACATTTCTTAGGATATGGACCACATAGGATATCATATTCATTCTTCTCATCTTCGTGATCTTGCATTGCTAACATAGTAATAATATCATTAGGATTGAATGATATGTCACTATCAATAAAGATCATATGTGTACTGTCTGATCGTAAAAACTCATCACAACAATAGTTTCTTGCTCTTGTAATAAGAGACTCGTTAAACAAATAGTAGAACTTCAATGGTATCTTGTAATGCATACAAAGTGCTGCTAAGTCATTACAACTCTTAGTAAACATACCAGCACACTGTCCACCATACATAGGTGTACATACCATCAGACTTCTCTTCTGTAATGTTTCAATAGGGATATTAATTTCCATATTTTTTATCGTGCTCCTTTCCGATTCCATAATCACCATCATACATTGATAATGTTTCAGCTTCAAACAATAAGAACTGACCTACACGAGATCCTTTCTCTATCTTAGCTGCTCCATGTTCTACATGAAGACAACCTGCCATAACACCATGGTAGCCTGAATCGTAAAGACCACTTGTAATGAATAAACCGTTTCTGTTTAGGGTCGATCTAGTGATCACCCATCCTGCATAACCCTCTGGAATATTAACAATATTCTCCATAAGGATTTCGTAAGTACCAGGTTCTAGTTCAAAGTATCCATCAACTGGCATCACTTCTTCTGAACCTCTATGCTTCTTACTATCTTCAGAAATAGAAAAGACTTCATTCTTAAGACTGAATATCTTATCTACTCTAAGGTCGACAGCATTAGGTTGACTGTCTCCTTCTTGTACATTAGTCAAAAGGTTTTCACCTCTTGCTAAAATATGTTTCATGCTCACTTAACTACTCCTTCTGCAATAACTTTTGTTACTCCATCCATATTTTCTATAGTTGATTCTTTGTCTTGTGTGAAATGCCATAACAATATAGTATAGTGAATGATCTTCATAAGGTCTTTCTTATTGTATCCATCTTTCTTACCATATCTCATAGCATACTTAATGATATTAGAATGACAAGCCTGTTCTACATGACCCATTTGTTTCCAAACATCTATAGTTTGAATCTCTTCGTCTTTAGTTCCAGCCTTTTCATTTACATAATGAGAAGAATAAGTACCTTCAATATACTCACCTATCTCTTTTAGTATCTTATCTTCGTCAAATCTGTATATCATAATCTCTCTGTAAAGTTATATCTTTCTACTAAGTTATCAATCACTCTCATGTTTGATTGTGCTATAGTAGTATCATCGAAACTACTTGTAAAGTCAACATGTTTCTCAAACTTTCCTTCAATCAATCCAGTTGGACTATGATCAAAAGCAATTCCATTTAGTCCAGCCCATACACCAGCACTTGAATCCCAAGTATCAATATGGAAGTCTCTTACTAGTGGAATCTCCATTGGACCATCTACCATACCTAAGAAGTGAATCTTCTTACCATTCTGTGCTGCTAGTTGTAATAAGTTTCTATCATATAACTCATTCATAAACTTCCATCTACTTACAAATCTTTGTAGATTGTTTCCTTTCTCACATCTGTAAGCATTCGGTACAGCTAAGATACTGATACCAATATAGTCAATCAATGGACTTGATGCTGCCCAAGCAAATGAGGTAATCAAATCTTCTAAGTCTCCTATATCACTTTGTGGGACAAAGAATGTTTTATATCCTGCTTCTTTGAATTGAGGTGCATACATTTTTGCATCGTCTATTCCAACCATACTAGGATGTGCTGGATGATCTGGAAGAACAATATGAGTTGCATGAAGCATCTCAGCTAAGTCTAATAACTCTGCTGGATTGAACATAGGCATTTGATTCTTGTATAATTCAAATGCACTGTTATCCATAATGTTAATGTATGGCCTATTATCTAACTCAGCATCTTTCTTTTCTTTCTCATAGAACTTACAATACGTGCTTATTTGTTCTGGCGAACCTTCCATACCTGAAGCGATATGTGCTAATGTTAAATGTGATGAACGACCTTTGACTAGATCAAGATGATCTATAGGTGTAATGTGACAAAACTTCATAATATATCTCCATAATGTAAAAGAATTGGTTAGTCTTTTTGAGGTACACCTGCTTTGCCTGATGAGGTTGGTAAATCACTCTTTGGTGTTATCTCATCTGCATACCTGACATCCCAATTCTTGCCTTTCAATTCCTGGATCTGACTATCTGTTAAGTTGTTTCCAGGACGTAAAAATGTCATTGCGTTTTTACCGCATTGTTTAATTGTCCACTGGTTGCCACTACTGTTGCCCATGCATACAATAGTGTTTGGTTTAATGTTTTCTTGTTCGATAAAGTCTTGAAACTTCTGCATTTTATTCCCATACTAACCTGCACCCATTTTCGTTATCTTCTGCTACACTGATACTGAGTGCTCTGTTTGGATATTTTGTCTGTATATATTTAGCTAAATCACGAGCTATCATCTCACAAGATTGATAATTTAATGACATAGGACCTTCTGAACTATACAATTCTTCCAGTTCTCTTTTGAATAATATAAACTCTATGTCTCTATCATCATGGAATACTTCTATGTCAACTCTAAAGTGAAACATATGTCTATGAGGATAACCTAAAAACTTTACATCTTCTAATGCAGGATCTTCTAGTGCAGCTGGATACTTGTGTATTCCTTCTTTCTGAAATGTTACCCAAATATAATTCTTTTCATTCATATCAATAAGACCTATTCTCACCTTAACTTTTTCCCTATTCTAGCTCTTGATGCTTTCTGCTGAGCAGTAGTTCTTTGTGCACCTTTAAGTGTTGATTTATTTCTTTTACCGGACTTTGTCCACATACTTCTTTTAGCCATTTATCCTCTCAAATTTTATTGCTGACTTCAATGGGTCAGTGTCTTGGTTTAACAATGCTTCTCCTTTAGCTTGATACTCTACTATCGTATCACCTTCTAAAGTCAAATGCTCTTCTGCTGTCATGTCTTTAGGTTCATGTAATATTTCAATCACCCAATTATCTTCTGCATACTCACTAAATTGAAACTGTAACTTTCTTCTCCAATCAGTATATGCATAAGGTCCACCGTTCTTGACTGACTTAAGAAACTTAGCTTCACCAGTCTTGCGATGCCACATATCAACTTGTTCTAATAACTCTTCATCATTCATACCTTTTTTATTTTCAGTCGCATGTGAACTTCCAACATAAACTATCATATCTCTGTTAATGTCACGATAACCGTAAATAAAGGCACGCTCACGAATATTTTTTTTATCTTCCATTAGTGTCCATGTCCTATATGCATTCCAATCAATACTCCAACTGCAAGTACTATCCAATCAAATACAAAATGCCATACAAAAGATAAAGCGAATATCTCTTTCCAATGACACTTACATGCTTCAATATACTTAGTCAAGGATTCCATACCCCCCTGTTGATACTGCAATTGCATTCCAAGGATGTAATGACTCTTCATGTGAAGCCACAATACTGAAGTCATTTATCTTACCCATATCAACCCATTCGTCTAATGCATTATGCATAATTCTTACAGCATCTTCTGAGAATAATAAGTTAGGACCATTCAATTCTGCAAATGCTTGCTCATCTCTTCTCTTAACTACTATCTGTACTTCTGTAGGAATGTTCTCTCTACATAAGTCTACTAAGTCCTCAATCCATACAATGTTGTCTAACATTCTATCGAAAGCTACTTTTACTTTTAGTATTGATCTTTGACTATGAGCATTAGCTGCTGCATTTCTTTTCTCTCTAGAATCATGTGCTAACTCAAAAGAACACGGACAAGTAGATGAAT